CCAAATGACGATATGGACACCTCAAGATGCAGACTCACCCGACAGGCTTGATGCAATGGTTCAGGCTTTTAGCGACTTGCTTGGAAAAACTAGCGTTAGTCATTACTTCAACAGTATCGCTAATTTCTGCAGTAAATGCGCTTTGCCATTTCCTAAATCGTTAAGCCTTTGCCCCAAGTGCGGAAGCGCTATCATTGCACCAACTCAGGCGGTGGGAGCATAATGGCTGTTACTTACAATACAACGATGGACCAAGGCGCAGATTGGTACATAACTTTTATTTACAAGCAACCTGCCGAAATCACAAATGTTTCAGGCAATGGAACTACAGTCACATTCACCGCAGTAAACGGATTCACAGTCGGACAAACCGTGAGCATTGATGGCATTTTGCCGCCTGTCTATAACTTGCAAAATGTTCAGGTAGCCACAGCAACAGGCTCACAATTCACAGTCACAAATCCTGCAGTGGGCATTTATGTATCAGGTGGAATCGCCACAAGCCCAGTAAATGTAACTGGATATAGCGCAGAACTACAGTTGCGTTCTTTGCCATCTGACCCAACACCTGCTTTGACCTTAACAAGTCAGGCAGGAGAAATCACTGTTACGGGTCTTTCAGGTCAATTTGATGTACATGCAACAGCGGCACAAACAAGAGCCATTGATGAAGGAACTTATTACTACGATATAGAGATTACATCTCAACCAGGTATTGTTACCCGTCTAGCGCAAGGTCAAGTTGTCGTAACTCCTGAGGTGACACGATGAGTGAAGATGCAATTATTATCAAACCCGTAACACCAATCGTAGAAATCACCGCCCCTGGACCACAAGGTGTAAGCGCGGCAGGTCAAATCTTTTATGTACATACCCAAGCGACCCCGGCGGCAATTTGGACAATTAACCATAATCTAAACGGACAACCAACCGCAGTAGTTCTTGATTCCGCAGGAACGCAATGCGAGGGAACTTTCAGTTATCCTAGTGTCAATCAGATGGTCATAACTTTTAGTTCAGCCTTTACTGGTACTGCGTACATCATTTAGGAGTAGATGACAATGGCAAGAAAGTTTCTCGTATCTATAGACCTCAATAAGAATGAGTTGCAGAACGCAGTCATTCAGAATTTAGGCACAAACCCAGGCACACCTGTTGCTGGTCAGATTTACTACAACACATCTGACAACAGCATTTATTTTTATGATGGTACGACATGGGTAGATGTACTCAATCAGTCAGAGGTCAAGTACGGAACATTTGCCGCACGCCCTGCCGCTGGTGAAGCCGGACTTCTATATTTTGCAACAGACCAACAGATTCTTTATTTTGATGATGGTGCAACATGGGCGCAGGTTTCTAACTTTGGCACTGTAACTGCACAAACAACTTATGGCGCATCAAGCGGCAACGGTTCTTCAAACAACTACGCACGCGCAGACCACACTCACGGTACTCCATCATTATCAAACGCCACACCTACAACATTGGCAGTGGGTGGCTCTGCTTCTGCAGGTACTGGAACTGCTCCATCACGCGAGGACCACGCACACGCAATGCCTTCATTTGGCGGCGTAACTGCAGAACAAACATTTGGAGCCGCGAGCGCAAACGGAACAAGCACAAGCATTGCACGCGCTGACCACCAACATGGAACTCCTACACATGACAACGCGGCACATGCTTCAATCAATCTTTCTGCACTTGCCGCACCAACTGCCGATGTATCTATTGGCAATTACAAACTTACGAATGTAGCCACACCAACACAATCAACAGATGCAGCAAACAAGGGTTATGTAGATGCCGCTGTTGAAGGTTTGACTTGGAAAGCCGCCGCTAACTTATTCTCAACAGTTAATGAAGCGCTAACAGGCAACACAGGCACATTGAACATTGATACTTATGGCGCACTGACTTCTGCAGACAGCGGATACAGAATTGTTCTTACAGGTCAGAGCGATGACACTGAAGATGGTATCTATGTCTATAGCGACAACGGAACCACCTACACCCTTACCCGCGCCGCAGATGCAAGCACTTTTGCAGAACTAGAGGGCGCAACAATCTACATTCTTGAAGGAACCACAAAGGCTGGAACCTCTTGGACACAGAGCAATCATTACCTAACCTCTTTTGCAGGTCAGACATGGGTGCAATTAGCAGGCCCTGGCGTATTCACTGAGGGCAACGGTATTGACATCACTTCCAATGTCATCAGCGCTGTTGCTGGTAATGGTATCACCGTCACAAGCGGTGGAATCAACATTGACACTGCAACCGTAGTAACTAAGTACGCGGCAAATGTCGGTGATGGCTCAAACACCTCTTACACAATCAGCCACAATCTTGGAACAAAAGATGTGATTGTTTCTGTCTATGACAACTCAAGCCCTTACGCTGAAGTTATTTGCGATGTGCAACATACAAGCACAACTGCTATAACACTCCTATTCTCTGTTGCTCCAACAAGCAATCAATACAGAGTTGTAGTCCACGCCTAAAAAACCTCCCGTAGTACAAGGGGCTAAAAGGAGATACACATGGGTCTGCGTGACCGTATCGCAAGAGTAATCGCCACAGGCGATGTGGAGAAAGCACCGCGTTTACCTGCGGGTTCTGTCACCATGACTGAAGCAGAAATGCGCAATCAGGCTGACGCTTTAACCATGCGCCAAACTTACGGAAACTCTGTCGCACTGCCACGCGCTCCATTCTCTGCACAAGTTCCTTTTGGTCCGGGATTGCCAATCACACCAGGTGCAATCAATCCACTACAGGACAACGGGCGACCACAACCACGCCGCTATGAATATCAAGTAGCGCAAAACATCAATGTAACTGAAACACGCCTTGTTCCTTTCAAGACTTTACGCGCCGCCGCAGACCAAATTGACATCTTGCGCCGATGCTTAGAAGTAACCAAAAACAAAATGGTTGGTTTGGATTGGGATATTGTTTTGGGCAACGATGCTTCTGAAAAGATTGTTTCTGAATCAGGCGGCGACCATGTACGCGCTATGGCCCGCGCCCGTGAAAAGTACACAGATGAAATCGCTCGCTTGCGTGAGTTTTGGGAATCACCCGATAAGGCAAACGGATTACTTTGGAACGATTGGCTAAACATTGCTCTTGAGGACATTCTTGTAATTGACGCTTGGGCTGTATATCCACAACCAACAGTAGGCGGCGATTTATACGGTCTGCAGATTCTTGATGGCTCTACAATCAAGCCTCTGATTGATGATAGAGGCATGCGCCCAATGCCACCAAATGCGGCGTATCAGCAAATCCTTTACGGATTCCCTCGCTCTGAATTCAGTGCAACAGATGAGGACCCAAAGGCAGACGGAGAATTTACCAGTGACCAACTTGCTTACATGGTGCGTAACCGTAGGAGCATTAGCGTTTACGGCTTTAGCCCTGTGGAGCGCGCATTACCTTTGGCAGACATTTACTTACGCAGACAACAATGGCTTAGAGCAGAATACACAGACGGAGTGTTGCCTGAACTCATGTTCACAACAGACGAAGATTGGGGAACAAACCCTGACCTGTTGCGAGCCTATGAAAATATCCTCAATGACGACCTTGCCGGACAAACAGAACAGCGTAAGCGCGCTCGCTTGCTTCCTAAAGGCCTTTCACCGATAGTAAATGAAGGTTATGGCGAGAAGTTCAAAGACACTCTTGATGATTATTTGATTACCTCAATCTGTGGACACTTTGGCGTACAACCAAGTGAAATCGGATTCTCTGCAAAGGGCGGATTAGGCGGAAAAGGTTTTGAAGAAGCCCGCGCTGAAAACGCAGAAGCAATCGGTATCGCACCTCTTGCAACATGGGTTAGCAAGATGATTTCAAATCTTTCTTACACATATCTAGGTATGCCGCGTGAACTTGAGTTCCGCCTCATGACTAGCAAGCGCATGGATAATGAATCTAGCGCAAGGAAGGCGGATATTGAAGTAAAGAGCGCAGGCAAAACAATCAATGAACGCCGCTCTGAACTTGGTCTGCCCCTACTAGATACACCTCAAGCAGATATGCCAATGCTTGTTGCTGGTTCTGACATCTTCTTGTTTTCACCTGAAGGAATCATCAACGCAAAAGAAGTTACATCTGCACCAACACTAGAAGGTCCTGATGCCACACCGACCACACCCACTACTCCTAATACCGCTGATGAAAAGCCTGAAGAAATCTCCCCTGAAGAAGCGTCAGAAGTGGAAGAAGAAGTTGATGCGGAAACTAGGGCTGAAGTAAAATCATTTTTGAAATGGGCCGCAAAAGGAAAGCGCGCACGACTATTTGAATTCAAGAGCCTAGACCCGATTGTTGGTGAAGCGCTGAACCGTTGTGCATTTGACGGCGATTTAGAAACCGCAAGAGCGCTCGCTAAAGCGTATCTCACATGACTTGGGAGCGCGCATTAGAGGCAGATGCGCGTTTAGCGGCTAAGAACGCATTACTTGTAAGAGCCGCTCTACGACAACAATTTGATGCAGAGCGTGCGTATCAGGGTGATCTATCTACAACTCCTGACCTAACTTTGCCATTGCCACAACAGCGGGCAAGAGCAAGAGCGTGGGCAATCATCAACATACGCCCTAACTTAGAACCGCTCAAAGCAGTTGTAGAAAAGATGTGGGGTCAGGCGTATTTACTTGGGGAACTCGCCGCTAATGAAGCGATAGAAGAAGCAAAAGAAGCATTAAAACTAGATACGCAAAGCGTTATTGATTGGTCTAAATGGAAACCAGGCGATGAGGCGCAATCAATCCTTATCAGACGACCAGGCGCATTGAAGTTATTACAGTCGCAAGGTGGATTTACCTGGAAAGGCTTTTCTGATACAACTCTGAACGATATTGGTAATGCGATTGGTGAGGCGATTCATCTTGGTTTAGATGCTAAGCGCTCAGCCAAAAACATTATGAATCATGTGGCAAGCCCTGCACGCGCTTTGACTATTGCCATTACAGAGCAGAACCGCGCTATCTCACAGGCTACACAAACCCGTTACCGTCAAGCAGGACTAACACAAATGGAATGGCTTGTGTTTGACCCATGCAAGATTTGTGCGCAGAATGAAGGACAAGTTGTAGATATTGGGCGACTATTTGCATCAGGCGATATGCGACCACCTGCACACCCAAACTGCCGATGCGCTTTGGCTCCTGTCATTCCCGGATTTGATGAGCCGCTACCGGGAGCAACAGTCATTAGCGCACCAACTCCGCCACCAGTGGGCATACCTGATTTACCAACACCTGTAGAAGAAGCACCAGTGCGCGTTATTGCAACGGGAGAATTTGTACCTGGTCAATGGGGAGTATTGACACAAGCCGAAAGAAAACAAAGAGTTCTTGATAAATACATCAAGTTAAATCCAAGTCAGGACCCTAAGTTACTTGAGGAATTTCTTGATAGAGGCGTAGTCATTCCCAAGGCTGATGTCATGCTTGTGAAGAAGGGCATTGTGTATCAGAACGGACCTATTGAGGTGCAGTTCTATAGTGCAGGCGCAAATGTGTCAGATAAATTGCAAAAACAATTACTAAAAGATGTAGAACAATTACAGATATTGAATCCGCGTCAAAAGATGACTATTCATGTTGCTTCTAATGCAGGTAATGCCTACGGTAGTGCTTTGTTAGGTGATGCGCAGATTTGGCTCAAGCCATCAACAGTACAAATGGAATTACCAAACAGAGCAGAGATAGGCCACAAGATGCCTGTTATTGCCGAAGTATCAGGCAGACGCTACACGCTCGCGCACGAATGGGGTCACACGCTTGATGAAGGTGGCTCATTTACGCGCACCGAATCAATCCAAAACGCAACAACCAAAAAACTTATTGAGGAATACAAGAAAGAATTTGAAGGTAAGGCGTTTGCATCAAGATACTCAGGAGAAAACACAAAAGAGTTCTACGCTGAAATGTTTGCTGAGTATTTCCTAAGCAATGGACAAACAACCAACCCGCTTGTGCAGGCCATGGCTAAAGAATTTCTATGGAAGGCTCCTGCCGCGCCTGTTGTAAGCACACCTGCGGTAGTCGCTCCGACCTATGTAGCCGCCAAAAACAAGTTTGATTTCTTCACTAAAGAGAAGTCAAATACCTTTTACGCGGTCAAAGAAAATGGCGAGATTGATTACGGTTCATACAACCGAAATGGTCAGAATCTGTATTTGAAGAACATTTTGCAAGCACAAGGATTCAATGGCAAACCTAAAGTTGTGAACGCTGAGGAATTCAAGAAATATGTTATGCAGGGTTCAGTTCCTCTTTATCGTGGCATTGCAGGTGAATCACCTGAAAAGGTAAACGAATACATCAAGCAGTTATTTGAAGGCGAGGACCCTTTTGTTGGAAAAGGCATGTTTGGTGACGGCACTTATTACACAAACAAAAAGCAAATAGGTTTGAAATTTGCCAAAGAGGACAGAGAAGGTAAGGCGATTCCTTTTGGAGAAGTTACACAAGCGGTCATAAGTCCTGAAGCGAAGATAATTGACCAAGAAGATTTAGGCAGATTGATGCGTAAATGGTATGACGATGTACCTGACCATTACGATTGGGCGCAAGATTTCAATGGCGATTATTCAGTTTTTGCCGCCGCAAATGGATATGACGCAATCCGCATACGCAATCCGCGTACCAGTTGGAACCCTGATGACCCTGCAGTAGATGGGGATTACTACATAATCTTGAATCGCACAGCCCTAATAGTGAAGGAGATGCCATGAACAGCGTAATGATTTCCCGCAGAGTAGGAGCGTTGCAAGGCTTTTTAAGCAGGCGCGCAATGAGCGATTTAGTCACAGCCTTAAACAACACTAAAGATTACGAATCGCTACCTGAGATGTATAAGCGTTGGTTAGTAGATGAAAACAATGTGCCTACTAATTACTTATCAGATTCAGCCAAAAAAGTGAGGGCAGGTAAATAATGGCAAAAGAAGATTGCACAGACAAGATTGATTGGGCCTCGCAAACATTACAGTCAGTCTTTGATGCCGCTGATTTTGGAGTAGTAGAGGCGCAGATTGAATTGGAGAAACGCCGCAAGGCTATGCAAAAATTAGGTACAGTTACACCAAAGTTTTCTGTTATAGAAGATGAGGATTAAATGGCTGATGGTTTTGTAGCCCCGCAATCTGTACGCAATAACGCCCGCAGAGGATTAGAATTACGCAAGAAGCATGGGCGCGGCGGTACAGCGGTAGGCATTGCCAGGGCTAGAGATATTGCTAACGGAAGCGCGTTATCTCTCTCAACCATCAAGCGCATGAACTCTTTTTTTGCCCGTCACGAAGTGGACAAAAAAGGCAAAGATTGGAACAACGCTTCTGCACCATCTAACGGAAAGATTGCGTGGCTCTTATGGGGCGGCGATTCCGGGTGGTCGTGGGCAAAGAGCATTATTAGACAACAAGAAAATAAGGAGAAATCAACCATGGCTAATCTGACTACACAATTCTTTGGGATTGAGAAGGCGGATAAGAACTCAGATGGAACTCTTACTGTGTACGGTAAAGCCACAGATGATTCCCTAGACATTGACCAACAGATTTGTGATTCAGATTGGTTGAAGCGCGCAATGCCACACTGGTTTAAGACTGGTGGCAATATCCGCGAGCAACACAGCAACATTGCCGCAGGCGTTGCTAAAGAATATGAAGTAAAAGAAGATGGGCATTACATTACAGCCTTAGTTGTGGACCCTGTATCTGTTAAGAAAGTTGAGAACGGAGTCCTAA